ATATCATAGAATATGGATGAAACAAAGTCCAAACTATGTCAGATCTAACAGCCAAATATATATGGGAATGCATCAGGGTGAACCAAGAGAGTTTGTAGGTCCTGGTTACTTTACATCAACTGGGTTCTTTAGTGCAAACTATGACGGTCCAGTCTTTACTGGTGGTGGTACAGCCGTCAACTATGAAACATCATTTAGTACAAATGTATATCAAAAAGCATATGAGGCTGTCCATATAGAATTTGAGCCTAGTATGTATACCCCTCAAATATTCTATGAAACCGTTAATTATACTAGAAACTATGTTGGTCCTACTGGTCCATCATATACAGGAGCATATACTAGAGTATTTGCTGGTGGTTCATGGTCAAGACAATATATTAAAACATACCTTGGTCAGTATACAAAAGCATACGAGAGAAACTACCAAAAGGCGTTCTCTGCTCAATATCAAAAGAACTTCCAAAGACAGTATCAAAAAAATTATGTTAAACAATATGATAGAGCAAGAAGCTCTATTGGAACATATACTGGAACCTATGAAGGTCAATTTGATGGAATAACTTATGTAGGATATTATGATGGACTTGGATACGCTGCATCTTATCATAAAGATTATGTTAAATCATATACAGGTGACTATACAAAAATTTATATGGGCGATTATGTTAAACAGTGGGAAGGCTCATATACTAAAACATATACAAAGCATTACACAAAAGCATATACAAAACATTATGAAGGACAATACACTGGAGACCAATTATACAATGGTAATGCCATAGGAGCATTTGAAGGAGTGTATCTTGGACTGTATACAAAGACATATGTTAAAACTTATTCCAAGCAATGGTCAGGTCAATACGAAGGAGTGTTTGAAGGTTATTATGATAGAGACTTTATTGGACAATATACAAAAACATATACAGGTCAATATACTGGATTATTTACAGGACAATTTACAGCACATTATGCAAAAGCATATCTAGGAAACTATACAAAACAATACGGTAAAGTATGGTTAGGATTATATACTAAAACATATGAAGGTGAATATGGTACATCATATCAAAAACTTTATGGTGGAGCATATTCAGGAGCAACTGCAGGCGGCAATGAAGTTGTGGCATTTACTAATTCATTTGTTGGAGCATTAAGTTATAACACTTCATATGTAAATACTACAACTGCAGCAAATACAATGTCAGGTGAACTAACTGATGGTGGTGTAACTAGAATAAGAGAAGACGGTGAACTTAAGAGAGTAAAATCAACTAGAGTAAAAGTTGGTGATGAATGGAAAGAAGTTGTATTTACCAGAATTAAAGAAAACGACCAATGGAAAATAGTTGGTGTTAATTATGAAAGAAATACAAAAACAATAACCTCTAACACATCAGTGTTTAGTGTTAAAGATCACTTGACTTCTATAGGAGCAAATTTTGGATCTAAACCACAGCATTTAGTAATAACAGTTAATAGTGGAAAATTTGTACATGGAACATCTGCTAATGCTGCTATTGATGTAACTGGCTTATCTGCTGTAGGTGGAGTTAATCATAAAGTTAAAGTGTTGTTGAAACCTGGATCATATGTTATTGGTGCAGGTGGAACAGCAGGTACTCAAAATGCATCTACCAGAACTGGCGGAAATGGTACAGATGGTGGGCATGCAATACAACTTGGTAATGGAGTGGATCTCTCTATAGAGAACTACGGAATCCTCGCTGGTGGTGGCGGTGGAGGAGGATCTGGTGGTTATCCTGTCGAAGGAGATACATCTACAACTGTAGGTGGTCTTGGAGGTGTAGGAGCTGGTTGGTCAGTATCATCAAATCAATATATAAGTGAATCTAACGCAAGTAGAAATGGTACAGACAGTGCTGTTAAGTACGGTGTACACGGAGGAGACGGAGGATTACTAGGTCAGTATGGAAAGGGTGCAGGAGGCTTTGATGCCGACAATCCAGCACTCAACGAATCCAAGACTGATACGAGTTATTCACTATACGCACAATCAGGTGATGGAGGAACTCCTGGATCAGCTATAAAAGGTTATGTTGCATCCAGAGTAAGTTTTATAAATAATACTGAAAGTAGCGTTTGGGGTGATAACGCGTTCAAATTAAAGGCTTAGTGATTAATGGGAAATCCTCTAAAGATAAAAGAAACAGTTGGCGGTACGTTTCTCGGATTGCAGGAAATGCAAACAACCGAGCAGGATTATGCCGTCCATCAAATCTTAACTGAATTCTCAACTTCACTAACAGGTTCTGGAACTATCAATATTGGTGGTGATGGAACATCAATGGGATCTTTTGTAGATACCACTTTAACTGGAAACTTAAGTGTTGGAGATCACCCAGGTCCTTTCAGCACTACAAGTTCAACATTCACCCTTAAACAAAACTTAGAGTCAATTGCAGAGACGTCTATGGTAACTCCATTATTCTTAAATGATGATGGATATGCTGCAGAGCATAGCAACAACCTTAATAGTACTCTTATCTCAAGAGCACTATCTAACTTAACCTCGAATGGTCTTGGATCCTACTATCTATCAGCTACAAACCCCGACACTAGCCTTTATACAGACAGTGGATTTTCAATCACAGATTCAAGATTCTCAGGTAATTCAACTAATGATGTTGTATTTAAGTTATGGAGAAAAACCAAAGGCGTTTCTGCCCCTACAACTGTAAGAACTGCAAAGATATACAATAACAGTAATGTACAGGAAATGTCAGATGCAGACATTAAAACATTAGCAGCAAGATTAAGAAACCAGATAGCTGCAACAGGAATAGGGCAATATAAACTATCACAATCCAATCCAGCTGGCTCAGGTGAAACATGGGTACAAGTTGGATCAACTGTTTCAGATATAAGAAACAATTTAGCAGATCAAACATATGCAGCAACATATGAAGGTGTATACACTAAACAATACTCACAACAGTTCGAAGGAATATTTACTGCTAACTATAACAAACAATACGAAGGAACATTTAACAAAGCATATGTAGCAACTTACTTAGGACAATACACTGGAGATTTTGTAAAACAATATCTTGGAGAGTATGGAACATTATATGTTGGAAACTATACTAAAGACTATGAAGGAACATTTGTAAAACAATACGAAGGTACTTTTGAGGGAGTCTATACTGGTGTATATGTAAAACAATATCAGAATGATTATTCTAAGTTATATCTTAAAACATACTTAGGTCAATACGAAGGTACATTTGAAGGTGCATTTGATAAACAGTATGAAGGAACATATGAAGGACAATTCCAAGCAACATATAGTACATTGTTTACAGGTCTTTATACTAAGACATATCTAGGACAATACACAGGAACATTCATTGGTCAATATGATAAGACTTATGAAGGAACATTTGAGGGATCCTATGATACAACATACACAGGAGTATATGTTGGTGTATATTCAAAAGAGTACATAGGTGAGTATACTAAAACATATACTGGTCAATATGAAAAAGCATATGTAGGTGTTTATGAGAAACAATATCAAAACGATTACTCTGGAACTTACTTAAAGAATTATCTTGGACAGTATGAAGGAACATTCGAAGGAGCATTTGAGAAACAATATACAGGTTCTTTCTTAGGACAATATACTAAATCATATGTTGGTCAGTATACAGGACAATATACTAAATCATATGTTGGTCAATACACTGGTACATTTATAGGTCAATATACAAGAGCATATACTGGACTTTATGCTGGAAACTATAATAAAGAATATGAAGGTGCTTTTGTAGGTGTATATAGTAAAGCATATGAAGGATCATTTACACAACAATTCAGTAAACAATACACAGGAACTTATACTGGAATATATGTAAAACAATATCAAAATGATTACTCTGGAACTTATCTTAAAAATTATCTAGGACAATACGAAGGAACATTTGAGGGATCATTTGATAAACAATACGAAGGTACTTTTGAAGGAACATATACAAAACAGTATCAAGGTGTTTATACTGGGATATATGTCAAAGCATATACTGGTATATACGAAGGACAGTTTGTAGGATTATACAGCAAACAATACGAAGGAAGTTTCAATAGAACTTATGCTGGTCAATATACTAAAACATATACAGGTCAATACACAGCTACTTGGGAAGGAGCATTCAATAAAACATATCTAGGAAACTACACCAAACAATATAGTGGTCAGTATGAAGGATTGTTTACAGGAACATTCTCTGGTACAGCTAACTTTGAAGGTGTGTTTGCAGGATCATATACTGGTATATTTAACAAACAATATATCAAAACATACTCTGGTACATATACTGGAACGTATGATGGATCGAGAACTTATACAGGTCAATATGCTGACCAATATCAAAAACTTTATATTGGTAACTGGACTAAATCATATACAGGACAATACAGTAGACAGTTTACAGGAACAAGAACATACACTGGACAATATACAGGAAACTTTAATAAAACATATCTTGGTACTAATTACGTAAAAGCATACACAAAACAATATGAAGGTACAAGAACCTTTAATGCTCAATACACAGGACAATATACAAAAACTTACATAGGTCAATATACTAAGTCATATACAGGACAATTCAACAAACAGTTTGAAGGAACCTTTGTAAGTACATCAGATTTCTTTACAGGTTTCTTCTTACATGGAAACTTTGAAGGATCATACAATAGCAATTACAATAGAGATTATGTTACTCAGTATACTAAACTATACGAAGGAAACTATGTCAAAACATATGTTGGAGCATACGTAGAACAATATACTGGCAACTATGAAAAACAATATACTGGTAACTATGGAAAAGCATATCAAAAAGCATATGTTGGCGAGTATGTAAAACATTATACAAAAACTTATGTTGGTCAATATGATAGAGTATGGACAGCAATATATGAAGGTTCATATACAGAGAACTATGTAAGAAACTTTGAAAAAGGATATACAAAACAATACGCTGGCAACTATACTAGACAGTATCAAAAAGCATATGTAGGTATCTATTCTAAAAACTTCTTGAAACAATATACTGGTGTATATAATAGAATCTATATTAAACAATATACTGGAGTATATAATAGATTATTTGCAAAAGCATATACTGGTGTTTATCTAGGATTATTTACTAAGACATATGCAGGATCATATTCAAAACAATATGCAGGACAATATGCTAAGATATGGCAAAAAGCATATGTTGGACAATACTCAAGACAGTTTGCAAGACATTATACTGGAGCATTTTCTGGTACATATACTTTAAACTATGCTAAACAATATACTGGTGCATACAGTAGAGTTTATTCTGGAAACTATGAAAAATTATTTACAGGAACCTATACATCTGGATATTCTAAACAGTATACTGGTAACTATGTAAAGACTTATGCTGGAAACTATGACAGAGCATACACTGGAACATATACAACTAACTTCCAAAAGGCATACACAGGACAATATACAAAAAGATATACAGGCCAATACAATAAACAATTTGCTGGTCAATATGCTAAAAACTATTTAAAACAATATACTGGTAACTATGATAGACAATACTCAGGTACATATGCTACAACATATTCAGGACAGTATGCTACAAACTACTTAAGACAGTATTCAGGTCAATATACAAGACATTATTCTAAGCAGTTTACAGGTCAATATTCTACAAGTTATTCTGGTACATATAATACAACATACACAGGTTACTACAGTACACAATATACTGGTTCATATACTACAACATATACAGGATACTATGCTACTAACTATACAAGAGCATATGCAGGAAACTATGTAAGAGTTACAAGAACTCAACAATATACTGGATACTATACTGGTCCAGCACAAGTACAATACAGTGGACAGTATACAGCATATTATGAAACAGCATACACTGGACACTTCTCAACTGGTTACTCAGGATCTTACAATAGAACATTTACAGGTTCTTATACAACAGGTTATACATCACCATTTGGTCCAGTATATGGAGGTCCTTCTTCAAACTATCAAAGAGCTTATGTTAAATCAGTTAACTATGCTGGTCCTCCATTCTATGTAACTGGTAAGGTTGGATATGCAGCTCAATATGCAGCAAACGTAACATACAATAAAAACTATAACAACTCTAAATCATCATTTGAATGTTATAACCAAGGACTGATCAACGGTGGACAAGAGTATTGTTCAGCAGCTGTTGGTGGTACTGTATTGTATCAGGCTCCTGTTACATATTCAAGAGCATTCTCTGGAAACTATGTAAGAGCATATTCAGGTACTTATGTAAGAGTTACAAGATCAACTAATTATAATAGATCAACAAGAACAGCTCAGTTCACAGGTCAATATACTGGTCCAGGTACAGCAGCTTATGCAGGAACATATGAGGGTCAGTTTACCTCTACATTTACTGGATATTATAACACAAGTTATTCAAGAGCATATGCTGGTAACTATGTAAGAGTAACAAGTACTGCTCAATTCTCAAGAGCATTTGCTGGTAACTATGTAAGAGCATTTAGTGGATCATACTCAAGAGTCACAAGTACAGCTAACTTTACAAAACAATATGCAACATCATATACTGGACTATATGGTACAAACTATACAAGACAATATACTGGTAACTATGTAAGACAATATACAGGACAGTATACAAAAAGATATACTGGTACATATGGAACAAACTATACAAAACATTATACCGGTAACTATACAAAAACTTATGCAGGAAACTATGACAGACAATACTCTGGTACATATACAACAAACTTCCAAAAAGCATTCTCTGGAAACTATACTAAGAGATATACTGGTCAATATAATAAAACATTTACAGGACAATATACTACAACCTATTCAAGAGCTTATAGTGGAAACTATGCAAAAATATTTACCGGAAACTATACTAAGACATTTGAAGGTCAGTTTACAAAACAATATCAGAAAGCATATGTAGGATCATATGCAAGACAATTTGCAAAACATTATACTGGAACATTTGCTGGTACATACACTACAAACTATGGTGTACAATACACTGGTAACTATACAAGAGCATATGCTGGAACATTTAACAAACAGTATGAAGGTCAGTATAGTGGAACATATAATAAACAATATGCAGGAGCATTCAGTGGTACATATAACAAACAATACGAAGCTGCCTATACAGGACAATTTGGAAGAAACTATTCTGGTGAATATGCTGGTACATACACATCTAACTATAGTAAGCAATATTCAGGTACATTCGGAAAACAATATGTAGCAACATACACAGGTCTATTTACAAAGAACTATGTTGGTCAATATGATAGAATATGGACTGCTTTGTATGAAGGAGCATATAATAAACAATACACTGGAAACTATGAAGGATCTTATGCAAGAAACTATACAAAGAACTTTGCAGGTCAATACACAAGAGCTTATGTAAGACATTATAGTAAGTCATATGAAGGTGCATATAACAAAGGATATGTTGGCGGATTCAATAAACAATACGAAAAGAATTATACTAAATCATATACAAAAACTTATGTAGGAATATATACAAAACACTATGCTGGACAATTTGCTGCACAGTATGTTGGTGTATATGAAGGAACATTCCAAGGTGTATTCAACAAACAATATGAGGGTTCATTCAACAAGCAGTATGAAGGACAGTATGCTGGATCAAGAACATATACTGGCCAATATTCTCAAAACTATACTAGAACCTATGCACCAGCTTATATCAAAACATATCTAGGACAATTTGAAGGAACAAGAACATACGAAGGTCAATATACTGGAACCTTTGAGGGTGTATTCAATACAACATATATTAGTTTAAATTATGTAAGAGCATATGCTAAACTATGGTCTGGATCAAGAACATATGAAGGTCAGTATGATGGAGACTACACAGGCTTCTTCAACAAAGCATATAACAAAGCATATGAGGGAACATATATTGGATACTATGTTGGAGTTTATGTAGGTGGTCAAGGTTATCAAGGAGTATATGCTGGAGTATATGAAGGACAATTTAATCAAGAATATATTGGTGCATACACTAAGACTTATGTAGGTACATATGATGCAGTTTATGAAGGTACATTTGATAAACAATATACTGGTAACTATGTCAAGGCATATGTAGGACAATACACAAAAACATACGAAGGATCATTTACAAAACAATTCGAAGGATCTTTCAACAAACAATATGAAGGAACATTTATTGGTCAATATGAGAAAGCATATGTTGGTCAATATACAGGTCAATATACTAAATCATATGTTGGTCAGTATTCACAACTATTTGAAGGATCATATGCAAGACAATATGTTGGTACATATGCTAAAGCATATTCAAAAGAATACGAAGGAACATTTGATGGCCAATATACAAAACAATACGAAGGTGCTTTCTTAGGAATATACAACAAAGCATATGAAGGCTCATTTACAAAACAATTTGTAACTCAATACGAAGGATTGTATGAAGGTGTTTACACAAAACAATATGAAGGATCTTTTGATCAACAATTTGAAGGTGTGTTCAATAAACAATACGAAGGAACATTTGAGGGAACCTATAACAAACAGTATGAAGGTTCATATGATAAGAACTTTACAAAAGTATATCTAGGACAATACTCTCAACAGTTCGAGGGATCATACACAACTAATTATGTTGGAACATATACCAAAGCATATACAAAAGAATATGAAGGTGTGTTTACAACTCAATATGAAGGTACATTTAACAAAGTATACCTAGGAAACTATTCAAAAGATTACGAAGGTTCATTTACTGGTAACTATACAAAAACTTATGTAGGTCAGTATACTGGACAATATAACAAAACATACGAAGGTGCATTTGATAAACAATTTGAAGGTGCATTCAACAAACAATACTCAGGTCAGTTTGTTGGTAACTTCGTGAAGCAATGGGCAGGTCAATATACAGGACAATATACTAAAACTTATGTTGGTCAATTCTCTAAATTGTTTGAAGGAGCATTCCAAAGACAATATGTGGGAACCTATGCTAAAGTATACAGTAAAGAATACGAAGGTACATTTACTGGACAATTTACGCAGAACTTTGAAAAAGCGTATATAGGAGTATATACAAAAGAATATCTTGGAGCTTATGGTGCTGCGTTTGTAGGCGATTATTCAAAGACATACACTCAACAATTTGAGGGTGCATTTGATAAGCAATATATTAAAACTTATGTTGGCTCATATACAAAAACATATTCAAAAGATTATGTTGGCCAATATACTGGTTCATTTGAAAAGGCATACATTGGTAGTTATGACAATGCATGGTCTGGATCTACAATTCAGTCATCAACATCTACAATAAGCACAACAACATTGTGGGTTAGAGTAGCTTAACTGTTGACCTTATAAATACATTATAGTATACTATGAACTTCAAATTTGAGAAATTATTATGGAAGATGTAAAATATGCAAAGGTACCAACAGGTATGACAATTGATAAACCTAGTGAAGAACCTCAGCAAGAGAAAAGAACTACTAAAGAGAAACCTCTAAGTATTAAAGACTTTGACATAGATCCAGGTTTACCTGTGATACAATATCCACACTACACTAACAATGCTAGATCAGAATTAGGCTGTCTATTGATAAGACCTGATGGTATGGTTGTTCAAGAAAAAGGCATTAAAGCTGATAAGAACAATCCACTGTTCAGAGATATATTAGCACAGTTTACAGAAGCTGAGATAGATACTAATACCAAAAGAGAAATACAAATAGCTTCGTCACGTGATAAAGCTATGCAAAGTATAAAAGAAGACGAGGAAAGAGAAAAGACTCGTCATGAACTTTGGGAAGTTAAGTCCAGCTTTATGGATTTAGATGTTGTTAAGAATAGTGATGAGAAACTGCTAAAGAGACAAATAAGAAAAGCAACCAATTACTTTGAGGCTTTTGCTTACGGTGTTGCAGTTATTGTTAAGGAAAGCGAGAAGAACAAAAGTGAATAGAGGCTACTTAGTAGTAGCTACATTATCTAAGCCTTTTTATGATGCTGCGATAATGGCTATTGAAAGTTTAAAGGATGAAGTGCCTAATGCTAAGGTTGCGTTCTATACTCATGAAGAATGGATAGAGGACAGACATAGGCATCTATTTGATCATTTAACTACACCCGTACCTGTTCATTGTAGAACAAAGTTATGGGCATTACCTCTATCTCCATTTGATCAGACTATCTATCTTGATGCTGACATTATGGTACTAAGTGATGAGATAGAAGAAGTATGGGATCATTTAGGAAATCATGATGTTGTAATGTCAGAGAATAGACCTTATAATGCTAAGGTAGTTTATTTTACACATGATGATCAAGTTGGACCAGGGATACCTGGAAGAGAGTTAGAACACTATAACGAAGACCATATAAAACTTTATAGAGAAGGAAAAGCTCATAAGTTTAGATGGCATTGTGGAATGTTTGCTTGGAATAAAAACGAACGTACACAGAAGTTATGGGAAGACTGGATGTATTGGTATAAGAGACATACAGTAGAAAAGAACACTAAGCCATTTCCAAAGAAATTAGCTTTTTGGGATACATTTGCTTTTTGGAGAGCTCTTTATGAGAATCCAGATAACAATGTTGATATAGTGCGTTTACCTAATGACGCTAAATATAATTTTGTAACCGGATATAGGGAAGCCGAGTTACGAGCCGGGCATGAGAAGGCTGTATTACATTACACCATTCCGCCCGACTTATCAGAGAGGGGGAACCTATTTAAAGATGCAACAGATATTGACGCTGCCTACGGATCTTTTAAACATTTTAAATGATTACAGCTCATTTGTAATGGAAAACAGACCGGATAAAAATATGCCTAACTGGCCTACTAGAGGCAAATTTATGAAAGAGGACAGGCCAGAATTTTCAACATCATTAGATTGTTTGGCAAGTATGAACCATAATGATCATGATGGATACCCACCAGATAGTTTTGGGTATGACTTAAATACTCAGACGTTAAAGAAAACTTTAACTGAAGAGGGACATAGATTTACTAACGAAGAGAAAGAATGGATTGACAAGTATATGGATAGATCCAAACAACTCGACGATGAACTTGGAAGAGTTATAGGTTATAAATTTTGTGCACTTAAAATGTTTTATCCAGAGAATGGATATATTGCATGGCATACAAATTGGAATGTACCTGGATTCAATTGTTTATTTACTTATGGTGATGGTAATGGTTATTGGCGTCACTTAGACAGTTCAGAAGAAAAAGAAGGTTCTATTATTCCAGATTGGAATAAGAAACTTGTACACTTACAAGATCCAAAAGGATGGCATTGCAAACTTGGGTACTATGGTGAGAAGAAAGAACACAATAAAATTATGTGGCACAGTGCATATGGTGGTCCTAGAATAACATTAGGATGGGTTGTGTATGATGAAAACATCTGGGCAGATATAGTAGAGGAGTTAACAGAACTTGAATCTTAGAAAGGACTACAAGTATGCTCTAGTAGAAGAGTATAAAACTTATTGGAATGCATATCAAAATCCTAATGAGTTTTATTCTGATCTATTAGGATTAGGTGAATACTTTAGTAAACATTTTAAACTAAGAAAAGATGTTGTCAGAGGATCTAATGGTAAGACTGATCTGTTTCTTATAGATCAAAATACATTATGGTTCGTAGTGTATGGCAAGACAAAAAGGTCATTAATGACTATTGAAGGGTCGAGAGAAGAAGAGTTGACCTTTAGATGTAAACAAAATAGAATCATACATAGCAGAAAAATAGTACCTTGTAATTAGATACAACTTTCTTTTCGTATAAATACCTCTGTATTAGTAGGAGAGGTTAATGGCGACCAGAGTAAACATTGTTATTGATCAAGGCACAGACTTTGAGACATCAGTAAACTTAACAGACGCGACAGGTGCACAGTTAGATATGACTGGCATGACTGCTGCCGCACAAATTAGAAAACATCACACATCTAGCAACTCTACAGCATTTGGCACATCTTTAGCCAACACGACTGGCACTCTTACACTTACACTAAACAACTCAGTGACATCTAGCTTGACAGCTGGACGATATGTATATGATGTAGAGCTAACTGATTCTTCTAGCAAGATCAGTAGAATACTTGAAGGTATAGTTACTGTAACTCCGGAGGTTACAAGATAATGGCAAATACTTTATTCAACAATACATCTTCAAATATCAAAGTCAACATTGGCACACAAAGTGGCGGTATAGTTGGTAGTACTATTGGCAATAATGCAATAACACTTACAAGTCAGAATATAGGTAAAACTAAACTAACTGACTTAACTGACGTAAATGACGCAACGGAGGTAGATGGGGGCACATTGGTATACGATGCAACTACGGATGAATACATTCTTCAAGCATTGAATGTCGATGGGGGCACCTTTTAGTGGCTAATAGTGTAATTCAGATAAAAAGAAGTAATACCGAGGCAACAGCATCGAACCTTGCCTTTGGTGAATTAGCTTATTCTTTAGTCAGTAATAATTTATTCATTGGTACAGATTCCAATACTGTAATTAAGATTGGTGGTGCATCAGATTCACAACTAGTAAATGTAACTGCTGGTACATTAAAGAACGGTGCTGCATTAGTTGTAAACAGTACTGGTGGTGTAGATCAATTAACAGTACAAGATTTATCTGTTAGTTCTAATGTAGTAGTAGTTGGAAATGTTACATCTAACACAATAGATGGTAAACAAGTATTTGCAAATACATTAGAAGTAACAAGTAGCACAACAGGCAATCAAGCATCATTCCAAGATGTATCAATAGCTAACACATTAACAGTAAATGGATCCATAACACTTAGAGGTGATAACATAAACCTTGGTGATGGTGGTGATGTAATATCTTTAGGTGCTACTGTTAATGATAACATCATACCAACAACAACACAAACATTTAACTTAGGTTCAGCATCACAACAATTTACTATGTTGTTTGCTAACCAAGTAACAGTCAATGCTACACCTGCTGCTGACTTTGAAGTTGCTAACAAAAAATATGTAGACGATTCACTTAGTGGAATAAGCACAGTAGGAAATACAACACAATTAGGTGCACCAGCAGATGGTGTATTTGCAAACGGTTCAGGTTCAGGGAATATAGAGGGGGCTGTAACATCAATATCTAATACAACAACAGTTACAGAAGCTATAGATTCTATGAATGAAGTTATGTTTAACATACATCAACAAACATATGTACGTGATGTAGTAACAACATGTACTTCAGGAAATACAGGTGGCGCGCCATTAACTGCCACCTTAACAATTAATGTCGTTGGAAACGCCAACGCATTTGATATCAACTGGGGGGATGGAAATTATACCAACAATACGACGGACTCGACGCCATCTCATACTTATACGGATAATACCAACTCCCCTTTTGATATTGTAGTGACTGCAAGAAACACTGGAGCACTTGGTGAAGGTAATTCTGCAACACAAACAGTAACAGATTTAATTACATTGTTTACAGCTGATCCAGTAGCTGACTTTGATATAATGTCAGCAGTATCTGGTGGAAGTGAAATAACATCAGCTAATGTAAACCAAACAATATATGTAGACAATGATACAACAAATGCTAATGATGTAGTAGCAACTTTCAATATTGATTGGGGTGATGGTAGTGCAAACGCTATTTCAAATACATCAGTAGCTGGTGGTCCTCAAGGAGCAAGAGAACCACATACCTATACTTCTGCAACAGGTACAGGTACAAGTACAATAACACTTTCTATCAATACACACTCTACTGCAGATCCTTCATCATTACCAAGTAGTGCAACTAAAACTATAAAGATATATGATACATCAATAGCAGCACCAGAAGGATTGTCTGGAAAGACATTTAGTTTAACAACATCATCAGTAGGAAGTTCACCTAAGTTAGCTCAAGGTCATATAGACAATTCATCAGAAAGTACATTAGGTGAAGGTGATAGTATAACAAGATATACTACATCAGGAGCTATTGAAACAACTGGTGAAGCTAATTCACAAGTTACATATAATGCTGGAGCAGGAACATTATCAGCAATAGTAGATGGATCAGCTGATGGAGCTATTGCATTTGATAGTAGTGATAACACAGGAACAAATCAATCATTAGTAGTCGTAGATGAATTAGACTTTAATGGATTCGATAACGATGGTGATGCAACTTCAGCAGCAACATCAATATATGCACCAGGATTATATTCTGGATTTAGAGCAAGAGTATCTAAGTCAAGTTTAACTACAGGTGTTCATACATATAAACTTTCACATAGTACTACAGGAAATACTTCTGTACTACAATTTGTAAAAGATAACTTAACTGGAAAACCAGTAATGAACTTTAGTGGTACTACCTTGACACAGAACTCTGCAGGCACTTTAGCGTATGTGTCAGGTGTACCTTATTATACAAATGATGCAACTTTAAATGTTGTAGGTGCTTTAGTAAGTAATGTAGCAGGTCAAGTATATAAAGATGATAGTACTCCATTCAATATAAGTAGTGGAACAAATATAGAAGGTGATAGTGGTTCAGCATTTGCATCACAAACAAAAGCATATACTATCCTACCAAGTTCAACATTAAGCAGTGGTAAGCCAAAAGCTAATACTGGTGTTGGAGCTAATGTAAGTATAGACACATTCCAAATAAATGTAAATGGTGGTGGAAGAAGAGTAGAAGGTTTTGGAATGAATATGGAAAATGTAAATGGAACAGGAGACACATTACAATTTGCAAATACAAAAGTAGCAGTATACAACGGAACTTCAAGTGGAGTTAATGAATCAGCAATACCAGTATCAGATAGTTTAGGTGCTGGATTTGATACTGATGGATTAAGAATTATAACAGGATGGTCTGGTGCAACTCCAGCATTCAATAGTGGACAAGATTACTATGCAAGTAATAATTGGACAGGTGCAGTAACTGTTGCTGGAACAGATGAAGCAATAGTAAGATATGGAACTTTAGCTCATAACCAGAATAATTATTCTACAGGATTCCTTCCAGCAGGACCAGACTTAAGCTCTGGAAGATCAGGTACACAGTTTTTTAGATTTGCTTTTAAAAGAACAACAATGTCAAATATGACAATAAAATTAACAACTGGTGGTTTAACATCATTCCACATTGCAGCTCCTAATACAGATATAGACGATGCATCATCTATTAATGGTTGGTTAGATGCATCAGCAACATATGCAGGTGCTGGTACTCCTGGAGCAGATACAGGCAATGGTGGTAATGGTTCAGATGGTTGTGCATTTACTTCTGGTGATAGAATACAAGCTAGTACAAGTTATACTAACCAGACATTTACATTAACTCTTGGTGATCAGAATGCATCAGATGCTTACAATAATCAAATATTAGTAAGTGTTGGATTAGCAGATGGTCAATCAATTACTAAATTGGAGGTCGAATAATGGCTATCAGTGATACCCAAAAAGTAGACCTGCTGTGGAAGAAGGTTGGATTTAGTAAAACTAAAACAGATACTAATGCCAATAAGAAAGCTCCTAACGAAGCTATTGTATCTGATTTAATTATCAAACCAGCAGAAGTATGGTCAGATGTAGGATCCATACCATCTACAATACCAGGATCCAATACTTCTATACTTAGAATATATACAGAATTAGAAACAACAGAAGACGGAACAGCAACAAATAACAGAACATGGAAGACAGGAACAACTAACTGGGTGCCACCAAAGTTTGGTGCTACATATCAATTAAAGGTATATGTAGATAGTGCTGGATCAAGTAATCCAGCATCTAACGGAACACAGTTATTTGAAACTGGATCAGGCAATGATGACGAATGGTACTTTGATTATCAATCAGGTACATTGAATTTCATTGGAACTAATTTACCATCAGGCGTATCTGATGGAAAAAGCATTTTTGTATCAGGAGCAAAGTATCAAGGAAATACATTTGCTACTGGAATCAAAGATGTAACATTATACAATGCAACGATTGATAGTCTTGCATCACCATTAAAGACATCAGATGGTGGTACAGGATTAAACACTTTTACAACTAGTGGTGTTTTTTATGCAAGTAATACTTCGACAATGGCTCAGGTAACTGGAACAGAAGGAAAAGTATTACAAGCAGGTTCAGGAGGAACACCAGAGTTTGATGATTTAGATGGGGGAACTTATTAATGAGTGGTTTGAATGATTTAGATAGAGATGAATTAGAGATGTTAAGTCAATACATACAAAATCAACAACAGATTATAAATGAATTAACAGAAAAAAATATGCAATTAACTACTGAAATACAAGTACAAAGATTACGTATCAAAGAGCTTGAACAAATAAATAACGTAAAGAGTAGACATAAAAGAAGGACAAGTCCCTTCGTTTTAGAAAGATTGCAAGACGCTATAAAAGATTAGGAGATATAAATGGCTTCAATTATTAAATTAAAAAGGTCGTCAACCGCAGATGCGGTACCGGCAAATAACGCGTTGCAGACTGGTGAGTTAGCTATAAACTTAGCAGATAAGAAGCTATTTTCCGCCAATGCAACAGGACACACAATACAGTTATCAGGTGATGACTTTACTATTGGAACAACTGCAAACACAGACAATGGTACAGTAACATTAACAGGTACAGGTAATGGATCCAATTCAACACTAACAATTAGTGGTGCTAATGGTATAGGTGTAACATCTGATGGTTCAGGTGCAATTACAGTTACAGCAAACACCGTAGATGTAGACCTTGCAACAGTAGCAAACACATCATCAGCAAACTTAGTATTATCTGGTGGTGGTGAATCAGAAACAGTTAAACTATCTGGTAACAATGGACTAGTAGTTGCTGCAACTAACACAAGTAATATTGTACTTGAGAACAAAGGTGCACAGCATGTAGTTACTGTAGTTTCTGATGGCGGAAATAAATACGCTATCGATGGAACAACACAGCAAGCATTAAGATTAGTACCAGGTGTTATATATTGGTTCGATCAATCAGATTCATCTAACAGTAACCACCCATTAGTTTTCAGTACAACTGATAACGGTACTCATGGTGGTGGTTCTGAAATATCACAAGGTACAGCAAGTGGTTTTGAGATATATGAAAAAGTAGGTACTCCAGGTAGTGCAGGTGCATATACAAGAATTAAACTACAACAAGATGCTGGTAATTTATATTATTACTATTGTTCTCAACATGGTGGTATGGGTGCAGCTGCTTATGTAATGGCAGATAACTATTACAGTAATGCTTCACATTTCATAACAACACAACCATTAAACGTAACTGGCGTTGGTACATTCTCAGGTAATGTATCAGCTTCTCATGTTATAGCAAGTGGTGATGCTGATATTTCAGGTGAAGTAAATGCAGCTACAGCAGCTATTGTTGGTAATGCTACAGTTGGTGGTAATATGGCTATTACTGGTGACTTAACAGTATCAGGTACAACAACTACAGTAAGCAGTACAACAGTAAAAATTAATGATAGTATGCTATCACTTGCTGATAACCAAACTGGAACAGGTCTAGATGAAGTAGACGTAGGTTTCTATGGAACACATGATGTAGGTGGAACAGATAAGTTCTCTGGAATATTTAGAGACACATCACATTCAAATAAGGCATTTGTTGTTGTTGAAGGAATAACAACAGAACCGACTGGAACTGTTTCATATTCAGCTTCTGAACTTGGACAGCTAGATGCAATCATTGATGGTGGGACTTACAGTTAATAAATAATTTTATAGCCTCTTATATAAGGGGCTTTAAACTCAGCCTATATAGGCAGTGAATGAGGAGCTAAATGGCATCGATTATTAAAATCAAGCGTTCCAGTACTTCTGGAAACGCACCTACAAATGCACAATTACAAGACGCAGAATTAGCGATCAATACCGCTGATGGTATTTTATATTCTGCAAATAGTACAGCTGTATTTGAGATCGGCGCAAATCTATCTTCATTAACTGTCAATGCTCAAGCGTTCCCATCTGAGGATGGTGGATCAGGTCAGATATTAAAAACATATGGTAACGGTACACTCTTCTGGACTAATGAAGCCGGTGCAGCAGGATTCAGTGCTTATACACTATATGAATTTGTAACATCAAACAATCAAACAAACTTTGCTGGTAATGATGACAATGGTAGTAGTTTAGGTTATAGAACCGGTGATAGTATTCAAGTATTCTTGAATGGTATATTATTAGAAGAGACAGAAGACTATACAGCAACTAATGGTGCTAATGTTATATTAACACAAGGTGCATCCAATAATGACTTATTACAAATATTTTCATATGGTATTGGATCATCAAATAATATTACAATTGCATCAAATAACAATATAGGTATAGCAAATACAAATCCAGCTCATGTATTCTCAGTTAATGGTAATGCATTCTTTAGTGCTAATGTAACTGTAAATAATACATTGTTGGATGGAGATAACAGAGCATTTAAAGTTTATTATTCTAATGGTGACGTAGCGTGGGGATAACATATGGCAAGTAAGGCAAGACATTTAAGTAGTATAATTGGAGACGCAGGAAGAGGAAAAGACCTTGGTAATGCTGATGCAAAGATCAAACAAGATTCTACTACACAAGGTGGTAAAAGATTAGGTGCAAGTGCATCAGATGATCTATTAGTGGCAAATACTACATCAGATAGAATAGGAATACAAACAACTAATCCACAAGCAGTATTAGATGTGGAAGGTGATATAAGAGTAGGAACTGACTTGGAGGATAACACAGGTAGAATATTTAAAGTATATTATGCTAACACTGATATAGCCTGGGGAGAATAAATAGTATTATGAGTAGACCAACAACTAAAGCAACATTCAAAGAACATTGTCTTCGTAGATTAGGTAAACCTGTAATCGAGATAAATGTTGATGAAGACCAAATTGACGATAGAGTAGATGAGGCTTTAGACTATTATATGGATTACCACTTTGATGGTATGGAACATGTATACTATAAGCATCAAGTAACAGCAGACGATAAGACTAATAAATGTTTTACAGTACCAGATAACATTATAGGTGTAGTTGATCTGTTTGATATAGGTGATGCATTGTCTACAAATAACCTCTTTAATATACGGTATCAGATCGCTTTAAACGACCTCTACGACCTTTCTAGGTATGAACTGGTCCCTTACTATATGAACTTCCAAAACATCCGTATGATCGAGGAAATATTAGTTGGTAAACAGAGATTAAGATATACAAGAAACACAAACAAAGTCCATGTAGATATGGATTGGGATAGATTAAATGTAGGAGACTTTATTGTCGCTAAAGCCTATAAAGTTATAGATCCAGACACTTATCCAGATATATGGAAAGACAGATGGCTATTGAGATATGCAGCATGCTTGATTAAATTGCAATGGGGAACTAACCTAATTAAATTCGAAGGAATGCAATTACCAGGAGGAGTACAGTTTAACGGACAGAAGTTATATGACGATGCCTTTGCTGAAAGACAACAGCTTGAAGAAGAAATGGCAACAGCATACTCATATCCGCCAGAAGATATGGTAGGATAATATTATGGCAACTAGAAATGTTTTCTTTAACAACTTCGAAAGTAAAGGTGAACAAGACTTAATCGAAGATTTAGTAATTGAGTCAATACAAATTTATGGTATTGATGCTTACTATATGCCAAAGACTTATGTTGATTATGATAACCTATATGGTGAAAGTGATCTAGCAGTTTACAAAGAATACTATACAGTACCAATGTATATCAATACAGTAGAAGGTTTTGGTGGAGAAGGAGACTTCTTATCCAAGTTTGGTGTAGAACAAAGAGACACAATGACTATGTCAGTTGCTAGAAGAACATTTGAAGAAGATGTTGGAAGAGAAGATTTAGCTAATCTAACAAGACCAAGAGAAGGAGACCTGATCTGGTTTCCACTAAACAATAAAATGTATTCAATAAACTTCGTAGAACATGAACCAGTGTTCTATCAAATGGGTACATTACAATTCTATGAACTTAGATTAGAAATGTTTGAATACAGTGGTGAAAGATTTGATACTGGTATACAAGAGATTGATAAGTTAGAAGATAACAGATCAATGGATACAGGATTAAACTCACAACTAATTATGGATTCAACAGATAGAATTCCATTGCCATTACATTTAGAGTCAGGTGAAAGAATATTGTTGGATGGTATAGCAGAGTTGGATCAAGATGATATAACAGATAGTGAAAACCAATTCTTTGAAACTGGTGCAGATAACTTTATTGACTTCAGTGACGCAGATCCATTTAGTGAAGGAGGTAACTTCTAATGTTTGGTCATGAGTTTTATCACGAAAGTATAAGAAAGTATATAATTTTATTTGGAACTATGTTCAATGATTTGCATATCAAAAGAAAGAATAGTTCTGGTAATGTCATACAAAAAATAAAAGTACCTTTAACATATGCACCAAGAGAAAAGGTAACAGCTAGATTAGAACAGAATCTAAGTTTAACTGAACAACAATCTATATTACTTCCTAGAATATCATTTGAAATGATGAGTATGACATATGATCCAAGTAGGAAGTTAAACACAGTAACAAAATTAGTAAAGGATCCAAATACAGGAAACAATGTAAAAAGAATATTCAATCCTGTACCATATGACATTAACTTTGATTTAAACCTTTACACAAGATATGCAGAAGATGCAACACAACTTTTAGAACAAATAATGCCGTTCTTTACTCCTGAATTCACAGCAACTATAAACCTTATACCAGAGATGGATATAAAGGTCGATGTTCCAATTGTACTAAATAGTATTAGCTCACAAGATGTTTATGAAGGTGATTTTGAAACAAGAAGAGCTTTAATATGGAATTTGGGATTTAACATGAGAGCATATTTCTACGGACCAATCAAAGAACAAGGCGTTATCAAAAACGTTAATACCAATTTCTATACAACACATGCAAATGGTGCATTTGGAAACACACCTGCATCTGCTGTTAAACAGAAACCTGGTTTAGATCAATTTAGAAATCCAACCACGAACGGCAGTTTAACTATAGCAGTTGGTGGCATCTTTGCTAATGATAATTATTCTGTAATAACAGATTTTGAGGATTACTTCAATGGCGAAACATAAAGACACAATAGCTGATGCTTTAGACTTAGAACCTATACAAGGTGAAATAGTTAAAGCAGATGAAGCAAACGTAAATCCAGAAATGGAAAATGACTTCAAGTATGCTAGAGAAAACTTATACAATATTATAGAAAGAGGAACAGATGCTCTTAATGGTATTGTAGATTTAGCACAACAAAGTCAACATCCTAGATCATTTGAAGTTGTTGCAGACTTGGTAAGAACATTATCAACAGCTAACAAAGACTTGTTAGACTTACAAAAGAAAATGAAAGACCTACAACCAGAGGAACAAAAGAATCAAAAAGTAACCAATAACCTTTTTGTAGGTAGTACTAAAGACCTTACAGATTTGATAGAAGGTGGTGCTAGGAAGATAAAACCAAAAGATGGCTGATCATTACTTAGGAAATCCAAAGCTCAAGAAAGCTAATATCAACATTGACTTTTCAGAAGAAGAGATCAATGAGATAGTCAAATGCAGTAAAGATGTAGTATACTTCTGTGAGAAATATATTAAGATTGTTAATATTGATGAAGGTCTAATACCATACAAGCCATACGATTATCAAAAAGAAATAATGCATACAGTCGATGATAACAGATTTGTTATCTGTAAGATGCCTAGACAGACTGGTAAAACAACTACAATGATAGCAATAATGATGCACTATGCATTATTCAATCCAGACTTTAATATTGCTATCTTAGCTAACAAAGCAGCTACATCAAGAGAAATATTATCAAGATTACAATTAGCATATGAGAACTTACCATGGTTCTTACAACAAGGTGTAGTAGAATGGAACAAGGGTAATATAGAATTAGAGAATGGTTCAAAAATATTTGCATCATCTACATCAGCATCATCTGTAAGGGGTATGTCTATTAACTTAGTATACTTAGATGAGTTTGCATTCGTACCTGCAACTGTACAAGATGAATTCTTTAGTTCTGTATATCCTACAATATCATCTGGTAGAACATCAAGAGTA